TGGTCGCAAGCACGCTGATCCGCTCACGGATCGTGTCCTTCCCGCCGAGCCCAGCCTTGTTCTCGAAGGCCTCGGCGAATTGCAGCGCTGTGTAGAGGTGCCCGTTTTCCGCCTCATTGAAGAGGAGTTGCAGGATCACATCGCCCTTGCGCACGCGCTCGGCATCATGCCTGGCGCCGACTTCTGCTCGGACCAGGCGCTCGTTCATCGGGTTGATCTCGACCCATAGACCGCTCACCTTGTCGATGAGCTTGGCGGGCAGCACCGGACCGTTGCGTAGCTCGATCTCGAGGCGGCGCTGAGACGAGTCCTCATCCGGGCGATGCAAGATGAGGCCGGTGGTGTAAAAACCTCGCAGGGCGCTGGCGCCGGAGAGCGCCAGGAAGGGATCGTCCTTCACCTGGTGCTTCGACAGTTTCTTCGTGTGGTGGACGAGGATGACGCCGCAATCGGGATCGATGTGATCTCGCAGGGTTTCGACCCTCTCCTTCAGGAAGAACATCATGGCGGCGTTGTCATTCTCGCTGCCACCATCCGGGCCGCCGTCGAAGAGGTTGCGGATCGGGTCGATGCAGATGATGTCGACGGGTTCGACCGGAAATGCACGCCGGATCGCTGCGGCAACACGGACGCTGCCCTCGGCATCGAGCAGCATCTGCAACTTCGGGGTGGCGACGAGATTGTCGCTTGCGATGGTGAGCATGTCGGGCGGCAGGCCGATCTGCTGCACACGCTCCCGCAGATAATGGTACTGGATCTCGGCCTGCAGATAGAAGATCCGCAGCGGTCGTGGCGGAGTGAAGCCGAGGAAGGGCACGCCCGCCGCCATGTGCACGAGCCAGGCGATCAAGAGGTCGCTCTTGCCGACTTTCGGCGCGCCGCCGAGCACGAGCAGGCCGCCTGGCGTCAGTACGCGCGGCGCGATGATGTCGGCCGGCATGGGGCTGGTGTCGTCGAGCAATGCGCCGAGCGTGAAGGTGGGAAGCTCGTTCGGCGCAGGCGCTGCACTGCCGAGGCGGATCAGCGGCGGCCCGTGTTTGTCGACATGGATGGACCAGAGCCGCTCGGACTCGCGCTTCAGGCGCTCCACCGGCCAGGCCGGGCGCAGCATGGCGGCGTTGTATTCGCAGATCGCCTGCCAGCCTTCGTCCTTCGACAGCCGGCCGTCATGCACCATGCGAATGTAGTGGCCAATGGCCGCCGAGGCGCCTTCGAAGCGTGACCAGTCATCCTGCGCGCCCTCGCGCACCGGGGTCACCAGCACATCGCCGACCGCGGGCTTGCCAGGCGTGGAAAAGTCCGGCTGGAGCGAGATGCCGGGCGCGGGAGGCATGTCGGTAACGGCTTCGATGAACTCTTCGAGATCGCGCTCGATGGTCGCGTTCAGCTCGACAATCCGGACCTGCGTCTTGAGGCCGTTCTTGTAATGGACCGAGCCCGCAACCCGGATCGGCTGATGGGCCGAGCGGAAGTGCGTGTCGCCACCGACCTTGGCGGCAATATCGCCGCGCAGGCGGCAGATGCGCGCGATGTCTTCACCCTCGGCAGGTTCGGTCAGCTTCCACCAGACATGAGCCTTGTGCTGGCCTTCTGGCGTTACGCCGCCGCTTTCCACCACCATGGTGGGGGATCCAAGATGACGTTCGAGATGAGCGCGCTTGGCAGCAATGTCGCCGGTGTCGATATCGACCACCACCGTCTGCATCTGGAGGATATCGGCGGCCTTGGCCTGTCCCTTGGCGGCAACAGTGCCGGGGATGACATAGACGGCGGCCCCCTCGTGACCGGCCCAGTTGGCAAAGGTCGCCATCTTGTCGGCAACCGTGTGATCGGCGTCGATCCAGATGTTGTGTGGGCGGCCATCGACCCCCTGGCCCTTGTCGATGAAGCTGCGCACGGGGATCAGGCCCTCGCAATAATCGAAGACCACGTCCATGAACTGGGCGATCTGGTCGGGATCGAGCTCATCGCCGAACACGTCGATCTGACAGGGCGCATCGTTGAAGTCGCGCCAGGGATTGAAGTGGACGATCTCACCGGTGGCGGGCTGTTTGAGGGAATCGGGCATGTCGTCGTCGCTCATGCTGGCAACTCCCAGCAGTGGCTGGCCCACGGGCAGAAGCGGCATTCGAAGAAGTCGCGATTGGCGGCGATGCGGGGCAGCAATTCGCCGGCGTCGGTCGCCTGCAGGATCCGAACGCCGCGATCCGACATGCGCTGCGCGAGATCGGCATCGAACGGGACCAGTTCGTGATGAAGCTCGGCCGTGTCCTTGTTGATGGCGGTGAACAACGCAGGCGCTGCCGAGATGCCGGGGACTGTGCCTTCCATGTAAGCCTGGTAGAGGGCGATCTGGGCGGCATAGACGGGCTTCGATTTCGTCACGCCGTCCTTGACGCAGGCACGCCAGTTCTTCGCGTTCATGGTCTTGCATTCCCAGAGTGCGGGAACGGCCAGACCGAAGCCCTCGGGTCCGGCGGCGATGATGCCATCGACATGACCTCTGATACGTCCGCCCGCGGCCGAAAAACCGAACTGGCCACCATCGGGCCGGTTGCCCTTGCGGGTGTAGAGATCGAAGCCGGCAGCCCGCAGCCACTGGATGGCCAGATCTTCCAGCACATGGCCGATGGCGAAGATGCGCAGCGCCTGGCCGGAAAAGCCCGCACCTTCGTCCTTCGGTGTCGCGGTGAACTCGAACTGCAGGGCGCGCTCACAGGCATGCCCGAGGCGCGAACCGCCAAGATAATCTCGTGATTCTGTGGCTGCGTGCCCTGCCTCGATAGCAGCATCGATCAGGGCGGTGATCCGTTCACCAGGTTTTTGCTTGTGGTTGAAGTCCAGCATCAGAACGGCACCTCGGGATCGGTGTCGCGATTGGCGGCTCGGTATTCACGTAGCGCATCCTGATAGCCGGTGACGGTAACCTCGATCAGGGTGAGCACCTGCTGTTCGGAGAGGTCGGCAAACCGGGTCGGCCAGCCGATCTCCTCCATGATCTCGGCGACTGGTTTCATGGTGCTGCGGATCGCCGCCTGCTCGGCCAAGGTCGGGTCAACCATCATGCCGCTCTCGCCAGATCATGCTCGTCAGCGCCGAAGACGAGGCTGCGGATGGCGGCACGGTTGAACTGGAAGGAGAGCAGTGCCGAGGCCTGATAGCGGGTCAGCCCGAAATCGTGTCGGTAGTCGGCCGGCAGCCAGGCGAGTTGCCTGTCTGTCGGCGGTTGCGACAACCAGCGCTGGGTCTTGTGGGCGCTTTCGTCGGACTCGTGCTCGTTCAGCCAATCGTCGGCAGCGGCGAGGCCGACCATGCGCTCGCCGATGGCCAGCAGACGCGGCGCGCCCCCTTTTGCGGCGCCAACGCCGTACCAGCGGCCGTTGAGGAAGAAGACGCCGGCCCATGCGGAGAACCCGTTGGCCATCAGTGCGGCATCGTCACCGAACAGGTCACACCAGCGGAAGCTGGAGCGTTTCAGGAGGTCGATTTCCGACATCACGAAATCGCCGAGCGGAATGTCGCCGCCGCCGTCGATGCTCTCGAAGATGAAGCCGCAAAGCGGGCATTCATGGCAACCGAGCGGAATATCAGCCTCGCATTGCGGGCAGGTCCTGGTCGGTGCATCGCCGGACGCCTCGTGTCCGGCAAGGTCGACCTCCTGCTCGAGCGAGCCGTGCATCAGGCTGGAGGTGCCGAAGTCCAGCACCACGCAGTCGGTCTTGACGATACCGGGGTGCTCGTTCGGATCGACGGTGCGCAAGCCCCGCCCGACCATCTGGATCATGGTCGACTTGTAGGAGGACGGGCGCAGCAGCACGACGCAGGAGGTTGGCGGGTGGTCCCAGCCTTCGGTCAGCACGGCGACATTGACGACGACCTGAATGTCACCGGCGGCATAGGCGGAAAGCGCCGTCTTGCGCTCAGCGTCGCCCATCTCGCCATGAACGAGAGCCGCGGCAATGCCGGCGGCGTTGAACGCGTCTGTCACGCCGCGTGCGTGGTCGACGGTCGAGCAGAACACCACGGTCTGCCGATCGGCGGCCTTCTCCCGCCAGTTCCGGATGACGGCATCGGTGACCGGCGTGCGGTTCATGATGCGCTCGACTTCGCTCATGTCGAAATCGCTGGCAGTCTTCCTGACCCTGGCAAGCTCATCCCTGACGCCGACATCGATGACGAAGGTGCGCGGTGGCACCAGATGGCCGGAGCGGATCAACTCGCCGATGCGGATCTGATCGGCGACATTGGAGAATACCTCGCGCAGCCCCTTGCGGTCCCCGCGATTGGGCGTGGCGGTGACGCCGAAGACGCGGCAGGAGGGATTGCGCTTCAGCGCCTGGTCGATGATGCGGCGATAGCTGTCGGCCGTCGCATGATGCGCCTCGTCGATGACCAGCAGGTCGAGCGCCGGCATGCTGGCAAGATTGGTGGAACGCGACAGCGTCGGCACCATGGCGAAGGTGACCCGGCCGCGCCAGGATTTGTCGCTGGCGTCGACGACCGAGGTGGTGATCGCAGGATTGATCCGGGCGAACTTCTCCCGGTTCTGGGCGGTCAGCTCGTCGCGATGGGCAAGCACCGCCGCCTTGGCACCGCTATCGTCGATCATCTTGCCGGCGACGGCGGACAACATGATGGTCTTGCCGGCCCCGGTCGGAGCCACGCCCAGCGTGTTGGCGTGGGTGTCGAGCGCGGCGACACTGCGCTCGACAAAGAGTTTCTGGCGAGGACGAAGCAGCATGGTCGGCCCCTCGCTCTACTGAGCCCACGAGGGGCGCGACGACGGTGTTGCGCCATGCTGCCTGGCCGCGGCATAGGCGTTGGTCTGCGCAGCGTTGGCCTGCGGCGTCGCCGTGACCATCCCCATGATGGCGGCGTAATCCTTGTGGCTGGCGGTGACCGCGGCGCGAACCTCGTTCTTGTCGTCGCCATTGGTGTCGGTGCTGATGTCGATACGGGCGACGAACTCCAGCCCGTCGAGATCGGCAAAGCCGGAGATGCGGCGTGCAGCCTGGGCCGCTTCGCTCTGATCCTTGTCGGAAAGGCCGCGGGCCGAATTGAGCATGCCGCGGATCAGGCCGCGCCCCATATTGGCCCATTCCGGACCCTTGGGGCT